AAAAAATTGAAAAGCCTCGTACTTCAGAGGCCATAACTTAATTACCGTAAGATATATTTATAGTTCCTCTTACGGTATTGACTAAAAATATATTACAAAATTGAAAAAAATGGCCTCAAATAAATAAATAAAACAACTGAGGCTAAAAATACATTATAAAAATATATATAAAAATTGTTTTAAGATTGTGTGTAATATGCGCCAGGACATGAAACACGGGGTAATAAGGATTCAACAGGTAAACCGTTGCCTTGATTGCTAGTTGATATGGGTTGATATACACCAGCTGAACTAGACAAAATAGCTGGTTGTAAAATAAATGGAGCGTAAACTTGATATCCTAATCTAGCTGAATCATTTAAACCACCATATATGGTAACATACACTCCTGACTCTGTTATAGATGATCCTGTTGTTATATTCTGCGGAATAAAAACTAACAAGTGACCCATATTAGTAGTAGGTGAGTCATAACTAGGACCATTAAGTACATGCAAATGCGATGTCGCATCACCCAAAAACCGATAAGGCGTCATATTTGGAGTTTCTATATCCAAAATAGATACGCTTTCTGAGGCTAAACCAGTTTGAGTAGGATCAATAACACCGGCATAACCGGTAGCAAAATAATTTGGTCGTTCTTGCAAAACACTTTGACAAGAGAATTCTTCATCTAAATTATTGGCTGTAAATTTCAAATTCTGATACATACTACGTGCCACGGTTTTTTGTGTAGCAGTTGCAGACGCTGCTGGAAAAGGTAAATTACCAGTCCAGATTGCATCTAAAGTGGGGTCTGTCCTATAACCATATGTTGGAGGAACATACCATACTGAAGCACCTGATGAACCCTGAATTACTATTTTAAACTTAGCGCCTCCTTGAAAACCATGATATAAGCCCATGATTCTTCGCAAAGTTGACGCTGCAGTAGATTTATATACATCAGAAGAAGGAACACCTATCTCGTTGACTTGTTCTTGTAAGCCTAAAAGAGCGGCAATATTATATGAATAAATTCCACCATTTGAATTTACATCAGTATTAGGATATTTGTATCTGGCCAATTTATAAAGCCGGCGTGAAATGTCTCTAATACTTGTTATAGGTCTAAAATCTGAAGCTTCATGCTCATCATTTTCTTCCTTAGCTATAAAATTTATATTTGATTGACTAGAAACATTAACCGGATTAGCAGATCCTTGAGCTACGAATTCTGCTGGCTTATCATCTTCTAAATTAGCCACGGAAGGAACAGTTCCTATATCTCCAGGATAAAGAACTCTATAAGGATCTGTGGAATAGCCAAACAATTCAAAATCATCCCCACAAGAAAGATAGACATTGAATTCAACAAATCTATTTACGGAGCCATTAGTGACTAAAGCTTGATTTAAATATATATAATAAACACCATGCTCTGAAGCGTTAAGTTTGGGAGATTGAGCAACAGGGAGTTGTTCTATCGATGAAACAAAAGGCAACTCTATTGTTTGAACTTGCCCTCCTGCGGCAAATTCCAAAGTTTCACAAGGAAAATTTGATATCTGATCATACAATGGGGCAACTCCAGGATTAGCCAAAGCTAAACTTCTAACCGAGTAATCTCTAGCCAACAATAATTTACAAAAATGAAAATTAGACATATTTGCTTGAATATGTAATTTTAATGAGCCTCTCCAATACTTAGACATCGTCGCTAATGTTTGCTGTAAATTAGTAAAATAATAAGACGGATTAGTTTGAGAATTTACGTCTGTATAGGTAAAATTCCTAAACTCTTGACAAGGTGTCATAGGCCTAGACCACAACAATTTCCCTTCACTAGTATCATCATAAACAGCGAAAGTTCCTATAAGTTGAGGTTTTCTTAAAATTTCTCTTAAACTCATCTCATCCCTTGTAGTATCAAAAATTGGTTGAGTTGTTATACGATCAAAATCATAAAAAGGATCTAATTTTTCAAATTGAGTGGGTTTGTCAACCACATTTGGTAACTGTCTCGTAGTAACTTGACATTTGTCCACCAATTCCGGGTTATTAGGATTATGTAAACCCGTATAGGACTTAACTAAGCTCCTAGCGGTATCAAAGAAATCTCCCGTCACATCTCTTGCAACATTAAAGGTCTTATCAATAGTTTTTGTTCCAAACTTCTTTGCTGAATCAAAAAAACCTTCAGCTTGGAATCTAGTGTCAACATGTGGTGCATAAAACTCCATATATTTAAAAACTACATGCATTGTCACAGTTAAAGTGGTGGATCCACCGGTAGGGGCACTCAAAGGATTAAGAACATACAAAACAATATCAGCATAATCTCTTAAAGAAAACAAAGGACTGACTGTAGATAGATCTGTGTCGCATTTAGTTAATTTTGTGTTCGGATAAAAAGGAATCTCTAGCGTGGCGGGAGTACTTTCATTTGCAGATAAGAAGACATGAGGTGCGGCCAACAAAGTGTTTGCCACACTTAAACCTGTTGGAACTGGTACCATTTCTGATCCGTA